GTGCGCCCGAGCTCATGTGCGATTTGCTTATTTGTTTTGGTCGAGTCGAGTAGCTTTCGCTCATCGTCCGCCGTCCAGTATTTATGCGATGGTGTTTTTTTAGGCTCGCTTCGGCGGCCTACCATCATTTCTGAGCAGTCGTTTTGCCCCAAGAATTTCGCTAATAGATACATCACTTTTTAACCCTCCGTGGCGGCTCGCCATTGACTTGAATAATGGTTTTCCTTGTGTCGCAGCGCGGGCAGTTTGTTTGACTTTGCCAGTTCGCATTCGTCGCAGCGTGCCCGCATTGTGCGCATATCGCCCATGTGTCAGCCGGTGAATTACTCATGTTCTTTCCTCCATTTTTCTATTTCTTCAATTGCCGCTTCGCATCCTCGGCAAATCATCACTGTGTATCCGTTTTTGCTTAAGTACTCTTTCATTAATTTCTGATCCTTACAAACTGTCCCTCCTTTTTGCCTTTTGAATTCGATCCACAATCGCCAAGCTGGTATGCAAAGATCCGGCACACCGGGCAAAACTCCCTCCAGCTTGAGCCTTGCGGCCTCGCTCTTGCTTCGCTTGCCGCCGTTTGGGATGGCGAAAATAATCACCCCTTCGAACGTCTGGCGAAACCACGACACAAAGAGCGTCTGTTCTAAGTGTTCAGAAGGGAATGATGTCTTTCCACTCCTGGCACTGGTTCTGGGTTTGAGCAAAGTCTTGCGGCGGCTCGCTTCCATATCGTTCGCACACTCCATTGTCGGTGTAAAAGTCACACGTGTGGCAAATGCGCGGGTAAGATTCTCGCAAGTGCACGCGCTGGGTTTCGTATTTAATGAGGATGTCAGGCTTCGGATGTCGCATCGGCGGTACTCCATTCTTTATGTTTCACTTCGTGAAACTTTCCATTTTTCGTGAATCTAATTAAATCAGGCGGCTTACCACAATTCAAGGCAAATGCCGCGTCATTAAGCGTTGGTTCTGCGAACACGTTCACAACTCCGGCATAATCGGCCGCACGCGATAGCTTCTGCTGCTCCTTAGCGCCAACGATCCCATCGTGCATCACGCAGTAATATTCCGTGACGCGTTCATCGCTCAACGCCTCGCCGGTGTAGGTCACTCGTAGCATTTCAATGCCGCTGGTGCGGCTTGTGTGCGCCTCCCAATACCATTTGGCGACCCGCATTTCGAGCAAAGGCGCATCCTCTCGCTGCATGATGTCGCGATTGTGCAGCGTGGTAGACACCTGCTTAGGCTCCGTTGCCGGGAATAACTCGCCGCAATTCGGGCAAGTCTTGGCCGATAACGCAACAATCTCATGACACTTGTCACACACTTTAATAAGCGGCTCGCCTTCGCCAGCATTGATCGGCGCATCCTCTGGCGTTGATGTGTCCGTGATCGGTCCGTGCATCGCCACCAGTCCGGCGAAGTCGAGCACAAGGCAATGGTCCGTGTGCGACTTTGGCCGCAATCCACGCCCGGCCATCTGCACGTAGAGGCTTTTGCTTTTCGTCGGTCTGGCGAACACGATCAAGTCAATGTCGGGATAATCAAAGCCGGTGGTCAGCACATTCGCATTAGTCAATGCTAATATCTCACCGGCTTTGAATGCGTTTAGGATTTCCTCGCGCCGTGTTTTGGCCGTGCCGCCATGCACGCATTGCGCCGTTACGCCGTGGTCGCGCAGGCATTGCGCCATAGCTTCGGCGTGCTCGACGCCAGCGCAGAAAAATAGCCAGTGCTCGCGCAGATCAGCACGCCTAAAAGTCTCGCGCACGATTGCAGTGTTATTGTCTGCGGTGTTCACGGCGGCTTGTAGTTCAGACTCGATATACTCACCCCCGCGCGTGTGCACGCCTTCGGTGCTTAACTCAGAGTCTGTGTGCTTCGAGCGCAGCGGGGCAAGGTGTCCAAGCGCGATCAGCTCTTCAATCGTCACCGGCTCGATCAATCCGTCAAAGATTGCCGTCGGGCCTTCGGTTATCAGCCCGTGTCCGAGTCGGTATGGCGTGGCGGTCAAGCCAATCACGCGCAGCCGTGGATTGATTTCGCGCAGGGTATTTATCAGCGTGCGATAGCTGCCTTCGTCCTTGTGCGAAACAAGGTGGCACTCGTCGATGATGATTAAATCGACGTGCCCGACTTCATGCACGCGCCGAATGATCGACTGTATGCCGGCGAACGTGATCGGCTCGCCCAAGATCTTCTGCCCGAGACTTGCAGAGTAAATCCCCATTGGGGCATTCGGCCAGTGCTGGCGCATCTTTTCCGCGTTCTGCTCGATCAATTCTTTGACATGCGTCAGCATCAGAATTCGAGTCTCTGGCCAGTTCGTTACCGCGTCCTTGCACAATGCCGCGACTACGTGAGACTTGCCCGCGCCGGTCGGCAACACAAGGCACGGATTGCCGTCACACTCGCGCATCCAGTCGTAAAGCTGGTCGATGGCGCGTTGCTGGTACTCGCGCAGCTTAGCCACTTAGCACCTCCACCGACGCCTTCCCATCCGTGCCATTCATCACGTCGCGACCGTCAATCTCATAACACGCCGTGCTATCGGTGCTTTTGTCCGGGTTCATCTTCCATGGCACAAGATCAGGATGCAGCACGTGGCACGGATAGGCCTTGCGGCTGGCGTCGGTCGGAATCTGCATGTCGTGTAAAGCGCAATGCCACACGCCAGACTCAAGCGCTGTGCTGTGCGCGCAGGTGCGGCAATTCACCGCGTCTGGCTTTATCTGATTCGAGCCGTGGCAAATGTCGAACCCGTCACAGAATTTGCATTGATACCAGCTTGGCGAAGCGCCTTGGCACGGCTCCGGCATGCGCGGGCTTGTGACAATTCGACGCCCGCGATTGAGTGCCCACACTGCGACCTCGGCGTCATACCGCACGCGCTCGATGTAAAGCCGGTCATCGTCTTTGCAGACTGCGACATACAACGCCCGGTCAATCTCGGTGCCGTGCATATAGAGTTGCATCTGAACATAATGCATCGGCTTCGACTCCTGCACGCCCTTGGCTTCGACCTCATCAAACGACTTTTTGCTGTGCGTTTTGAATTCGGCAATGTGGCGTTTGTTTGGCGCTTCCGGCACGCCAGATTCTATAATTCCGTCAACGCTGCCGCCGATGTGACAGCCAAACGATATGCGCTGCTGCTCGTTGCCATTGGCGCGTATGTCAACTCCAGCTGCTTTGAGATCGGCAACAATAGTCGCCTCCTCATTTTGACCGCGTCGGAACAAGCGCAGGATTCGTCCGGGAAACTTTGGCATGACTGCCCAACGAAACGATAGCCACAGCCAGCGGTCGCAGTGGTGGCCGAGTTGTGACGCGCCCATATGCGGGCGCGGTGGTTCCTGTTGTTCCTCATGCGCCCTGTCGATCCGGGCGATGAGAGTGTTTTGCGGTGGTGGTATGATCATAGGGCACCGCCGAAGATGTCGAGTTGCTTTGCGTCATTGCCGAATCTGGATTTTGCATTAGCCAAATTTAATTTAGCTTGTTTGAAATAACTGTCTTTAAGCTCAATGCCGAGGCTTTTTCTGCCCATCGACACAGGGCTAAAAACTTCACTTCCAACACCCATGAACGGGGTAAGTACTGTCTCGCCTGGGTTGCTATACAATTCCACCAGCCGATCAATAACATCGAGCTGTAAAGGGTGTACGTGCTTTTCGTCGTCCTCTTCTTTCGAGTCTTGGAACGGCAAAACATTATCGATCCTGATGTCATCCCAGACGCTTGAGGCATAACGCTGCCAAATGTAATGCGAAAGCTTATTGCTTTTTGGGTCGGCGTGATCGTAGAAATTATCGTTAAGGTATTGCCAAAGCTGCGCGGCGGTGAACTTCGTTTCGTTCGCATTGTTCCACGCATTCAAAATATTTGGCAGTATTGGCGTGTCACCAAAGTATTTTTTTAACCCGCTCGGATGCACAACAGGCACCGCGTTTTCGCCTTTTTTGGTGAAAATCAAAACGTAATCAGGCATCGCGGTAAAACACTGGGTAGAATCTTCGACGATCAGCTTGTGCATCAGGCTTTTAACCATCGTGCGCATCCTGACCTTGAGCGGCTCTTTCCATATCGTGATGCGGTTCCGATATTGGAACCCGTGTTTTTCATGGATCCTAATTATCTCATGCGGGAAATCCCAAAGCCTGCAAGCGTTGTCGAATACATCCGTGCAATGCACGGCGGTAACTCTTCCCGGCTTTGTTACCCGTGCGATTTCAGCAATCAAAAAATCGTACTGTTCGAGAAACTGTTCTTTGCTCTCGCAGTTTG